TAGTACAGCCAGCACCGCAAGCTTTCCCGCCAGTAGATAACGAGCGCGCGGGAAGCGAAGCATTCACGGCACAACGATTGGAGGAAATCAAAACGATCAAAAACCTCGACGAGCTAAAAGCCTGGGATGATTATTTCAGCGACCAGCTTGACAGACTGAACATCAACTATCCAGACCTTTATGCAAAGATTGAACACGAAGCTAACAAAAGAAAGGCAATGCTATGAGCAATCGACCACAACTAGGAAACAGCCGCTTACAAATCCAAGGCTTTATGAACAACGGCCAGACCGTAGATATGGCAGCGTCTGCCTGGTTCAACGAGCCAATGGAAATGAAAGGCAATCCCGAAGCAATGGCGGCGATCGAGCAGATCAAACAGATCATGCTGCAACACCGCTTGAAACTGAACGTGCAGATTAAAGCGCGCCAGGGCGATGAACCTGCACAGTGGCCGAAGATCGGATCTTGGAACCTGTTCCCCAACGATCGTGACCAACAGCCACGGCAGCAATCCCAACAGCAATGGCAAGCGCCAGCGCCACAGCAACAGCCGCAACAAGCCTGGCAAGCACCACAGCAATCAGCACCCTGGCAACGATGAGCGTCTATCGGCAAATGAGAAAGCGGCACCGCCAGGAGATTAAAGATCTTCTGGCAAGCTGCTCGGCAATGACTATTCCACAGGCAAGTGCCTATCTTGGTATTGACGCACCGTCTCTTAGAAGAATGGCGTTCGATTACCAGGTAGAGTTTCAGTCAGTATACGGCAGAAAGAAAACAGCGATAAAGCCTAATAATGAACGGGATAATAGTGACCAGGTAAGCTTGCCAGTAGAACCCTGGAAGTAATGATGTGCGGGACCGTCTAATCAAAACATCAAAAAATGCCTTTCCTTTCAGTAAAAAGCGTTGAAGAAGTTTTCGGTCCCGCAAAATAAAAATTAACGAGGCGGTAATTAATAGTCAAGGAAAAGAATGATCGTGAGGGGGTCAGGATGGATACTATATATCGGGCGGATAGGTCGTAGACGAACCCTGACGCTCGACCATAACTGCCCGTGACAATTACAGTGGAGACGCCCCTCGAAACGTATAAAGCAAATCACGCCAGGTTCGTCAATAGAAAACCCGCGTGGCTCAGGGAGGACAACCACGCGGGTAAGTGCAGTATGGAGTACATGCAGGGGAAAAACGAAAACAAAACCCCTGCCTAATCATAACACAAAATGAGGCAAACAGATGCAGTTTTTTTACGTCTTAGTATTTTTTATAAACGGTGAGATGGATCACGGGATCGTGACCACTAGCGCCAAGGCTTGTTCAGATCTCATGGAGAAGCACCTGAGTTATCCAGGCGACATGATTTGCGAACCAACAAACCAGGCAAGCTCTAGCCTTAGACCAAAGCCGCGCCCTTCACTTATTCATGAGTGATTTCTTTTTCTTCGGCTCTTCGACCTTACGCATCGTGCCATACACATAAGCATCTTTGCGTTCACCAGTTAGCCCCATCTTCTTCGCTTGCTTCTCTAGCTTGATGTGTAGCTTCTTCGGCATTACTGATCCTCCGTGATGAGCAAGCCCTCGAACGATGTGCTGACCGCGTTGGTTTGCTGCTTAGAACACTTCGCCCTGGTTTCAATGTCTGTCTTGGCAGGTAATGCCAGGGGATAATCAAACCAGAAATCAATAAACTTATTGTTCAGGTTGACCACAGCTGCGTTGTGAAACGGCAAGCCAAACAACCGATACACCAACGTTCCTGTAATAAATGCGTTCAAGCTGTCTGATCCGTGAGAGATTGTTCCGTGTGTCAGATAGAATGTGCGGCCAGCTGGTACGGTATAGCGTCCGCTTTCTGTTCTGTTATGACCATCAAAGATCCGCTCATAGACAGTTGCAGGTACGCCAGATGTAACAGTGCCTGTGCCGATATAGATATTACCGCTTGTTGCATTTGCCAGGACATATGCGTTCTGTATGCGCAGGTAACTGTTGACCGTTGTGACAGCTGTCTGACCCGTCAATGTCACGACCTCATTGATCGGCAGGTAATTTGCATCGAGGCCGTTAATCATGACCTGGCATGTAGCCGCCGCATCATTGCTCGACACTGACATCTGGATTGCTGAGGCAGGATAGCTGTATATACCACCGTGATACCATACGGTTTCCTCGGACAGTTGGATGTCTGGATTGTTCCCAGAGATAAAGACAGACGTACCGTTTGCAACGTGGCCCATCGCCGCCCGAAGCTGGAACGGCATTTCCTTGTGCAGCTGCCAGCTGTATCTTGCCTCGATGTCGGTCATGCTTTCCTCTTATTCATCATAGAAATGCGCTTGGCTTTCTTCTTTGCATCTGCTTTCGAGGACGCGCCCCAGGCTTGTAGTGACTTTAACAACCTGGTTGGTTCACCTTTAGCATCCCGCTCTGGTCCCTTCATGTTGCCCATGCGCGCCAGGAAAGATGCACGGCGAGGATTGTTGCCGCTCTTCACTGGTGCTTTGAGATCCGACCCAGGGTTCTCACGCTCGTAAGACTTACGGCCCTTCTCGTTTAAGCCGCCGCTAGGGTTCTTACCTTCTTTGCGTTGCCATGCCGCTGTCTTTGCCATGTCATTTCCTATTCATCATAGACTTTTTCTTAGCGGTCTTGGCGCTGTCTTTGAAAGCTTTCGCTGTCGGCGCACCAGCTTCGCCAGGCTTGCGCATCTTCTCGCCAGATCCTTCGGCGATCCGCTTACGCTTTGCGTGGATGTTTGCGTATAGTCCTTGTTTCATAGCTACACCATCAATTCAAAATGTGGACCATCAATGAATGGACGCTTACCTTGGCTGCGACGCAGGTCAACGTAAGCATTCATTGCATCTTCCATCGTGCCGTCCCATGTGCGGATGTCATCAATATGCCAAGCTGCACCCCAACGAACAGATGCACCAACAAAGTCTGCACCCTCTTTCATTGCGTCGGCAATGTCATCGTACAAGTTTAGTTCCCAGCTTGCTCGGCCATTAATGAATGCCATTAGGTCAACGGCCAATCCATCTAAATGCTTAGACTTCATAGTCTGCGACGCACCTTTGGCAACTAATTCTTTTTGCTGCTCAATCGTGCGCAGTCCTTGCACCACACCAAAGTCAATCTTGCTGACTGTGATTGCGTGATTAACTACCGCAACCAGCCGATCATCTACGCCTTGTAATCGGTCAAGACTGCGACGACTTAACTTAAACTCACTCATTTCTTTCCTCCAAAGAATTTACTTGCAGATCGAATACCAAACGACGCAGCAACGATTACACCAAGTGTATACTGATACCAGTCAGGCATACTCTCTAATGCCAAGAAGCCTTGCGATGTAACAGTCCGACCCCACTCACCGCAGAAAGACAAGATCAATGGGATAGAAAACAGGATCGTTAGCCATTCATCTTTCCAACTGTTCTGAGATCCCTGCGCCATCAGGCGTTCCCAATCAGCCTCAGATGTAGCCGCAGATTTCATTATGGTTGCCTTGGCCTCGGCCTCAACCAGCTTTAGATTAGCTGCCGCAGCTTGTGCATCGGCCTTGCCCTTGAGCCAGCCGCCAGCTAACTCAGTGAGCGGACCTAGTAATGCTTGTATCATCGGTAGTCCTCCTTGTATTCTACCTTAGTCGTAGACGCAGAGATCTTGCTCTCCATCGCATTGAAGCCAAAGTAAGCAGCAACAACGCCACTAGCTCCGATCACATATACACTGGCTATATCTGTGACTAACTCTGCCGCCCTCTCCAAGCCGACAAGAACAGCAAGAACAATCACTGCGGGATAGAGCAGCATCCCAGCCGTACACGCCACCACAAGCCGTCTCTGTACGTCTCTCTTAGCATCAGCATCTTCCATCTTACGCCGACGATCTTCTAGCATTATCGCGCGTTCGTCGTCGTCGATCTTTCCGTTGCCGTTGAAGTCGTACTCGTTCATTGTAATACTCCGCAATCCGCTTGTTCGATGTGATGATGACAACCCTACCGTCAGCGCCATACACCGTGTACTTTACCACTTTTCTAAATAAACACCTAGCCAATATATTCCAGCCGCAGATCCACTTACCGCAAGTAAGATAGCTGCGCCTAGAGCAATCATTTCGTTCCGCTCTTCACGCGCTTTCTCCGCAGCCTTTCTAGCCGCAGCGCGTTGCTTTCTTGCTTCAACCTGCCAAGCAAGCCACCGATCCCACTGCCCCGCTTTCCCATACAAGCGAATGTAGCTTTCTAATTCCCTACGCTGTTCGCGTATCTGTTCTAACGCTTGGAACTCTTCCCAATCACCCTCTTCGCCGCCAGTGATTGCAGTTAAAGGACTGTTCTTCTTGCGTTGAACAGCTTCCTTTATATCCTCTTCGGCACTAAGAAACTTACCAACAGCACCGATAAGACCAGCGCCTTCGCGCCCTTGATTGATGGCAGTCTTAATAACTTCGTAGGCTGCCGATGCCGCGGCTATGCTTTCAAGGATAGGCATGAGCCTATCCCATCTTGCTCAAGATTGTGAATAGCAACAGGATAATGGAGCCAGCAGCACCAAGCATGATAGCTTCGATACGCTTTACGCGGCCAAACAAATCCTTAAACTGGATCTTTACTTCGGTTTTGATTGCAATCAATTCCTTTTCAAGATTGTCAATACGCTCGTGGGCGGATGCTACTGTTCTTTTATCCATTGCTCTTACCTTATGGTGCTACGGGCCAATCGGCTTCTTCCAGGTGAGGCCAGTTCGCATGATTAGTTATATCACGAAGTGCCTGACGATAGCTAGTCATGTCAGCCGACAGGGTAACGTCCGTTAAAGCGTAAAAGTCTGTTTGAGACAGTAAAGAATTACGTTTTGCACGGTTATCTTGTGCCACCCCATCATCATACTCTGCTATTTCCTCAGTTGTTTTATCACGAACTGAATATTCCAATATCCAAGAGCCGTTGCTTAATGTAGGTTGGTCGCTCTTTTGCAACTCTTGCGTTCTTTCGTCGTAAGATGGCTTTTCACCATTTACAACTTGGTAAACCCCATGAGCTTCCAGAGACTGAACCGACATTGGCTTTGGGAAGCTAGTGTTTGGATTGTCTTTCCGCAGCTTTATTTCAGAATACGGATATTCTGCGACTTGACCGTTTACTATTTTTGCTTGTGGCATTGTAATTCTCCTAATTAAGCTGGACGCAATGCTAAGGTTAAAGACGCGCCACTGAAGATTGACCCATCTGGTATAGTCGCATCAACTTGAGCAAAACTTACAGCGCCAGAACCAGACCATTCCTTAAAGCAGCAACCAGCAGCAATATCCCAAGTATCAGACCCCGCGGGCGTTACATGGCCCAAGCCATCTGAGCGCAAGTAAACATCACCTTGGTTGTGGCCACCAGCAAAAAACGTAACTGCCATTGCGCCAGATGTTGTTGGCGTAATTGATGGAGGCGTTACAAGAATTGAGTTTGATACTGAACTTGTTTGATATGTGACATCCAGTGCAGTTGTAGTGTCTACACCTCTGAATACATACCCGCACATAGCATAGGCTGCGCTTGTGTTACCATTACTATTTGGAAGCGCTATAGTGGCATCTGGAGTTGCCCCCATTCTTTTGTAAAAAACGGTCATGCCTGAGTTATAACTGTCATTGGCGGTTGCGCTTCCAACAAGCGTCCATCCAGAAGGAGTGGGCGCAGTATTTGCCAACGCTCTAGCGTATCCAACAACAACTATGTCGTTTTCCTGAATATCCGATGTTGGCAAAACTACAGTCCAGTCACTTGTTATCCCAGACCTTGAATTTGAAAAACCAACGATTGGCTTAATGTTACTAAAAGTTGCATTTGTTTGAGAAAAGGTGTTTATCGTCGGAGATGAAGTTGTTTCGCTAATTGAAACTCTACCAGACACATTGGATGTATTTAAAGTGAAGCCACTTACAACCCCACCTGTTGTCTTGTTTACATTTATATTAGATGTTTCATCTAAAGCCGAAAAACTTGTAACAGTGTTAGTTATTAAGTCGCCACATACATCAGGCCATTTGTCAGCATCAGATGGAAATTTATAGGCCGCTAAACTTTTACCGCCAGCTGACGTACCGTACCAACCAAGAAGTACATCCCCATTTGGATCAGTATTAAGAACTAACCTTTTGTCGCCCTGATAGCTGACTCTTTTTACCCAATCTAATGTGCCGTCAGCGTTCCATTTTTGCACATAAGAATGATAAGCTGTCTCATCCGCTGG